ATAGTTCCTGCAACAGCTGACTTAAACTTAGGAGTTTCCTCCTCGCGAGCCCAAGGAGCATCTTCCTCAATTGCACGAGCAACCTTATTCTTAGGTGTTGAAGCATCATCAAGAACCTTGAGTAAACGAGATTGAAGTTCGTCGTAGCTCTTGAAGTTAGAAGGTGCAAGGAATTCCTGAAGCGAATATTCCTTTTTCCAAATAGTTTCTAGTGCTTCATCATCATCAAGAAGAGGCTTCGCCTTATCAAATTCAGACTTATCGTAGTTACGATAACCTTCAACATTACGAATTTTGAGCTTGAAGTTCGCACCTGCCCAAAGATCAAAAGGATTCATTGCCTGTTCGTCTGCGAACTGAGGATTCATAGCCTCATTAAGCTTATCAAAGATTTTCTTGCCGTACTTATAGAGGAAAACTTTACCTTCATTGGCAGGATTACCCTGATCACTAACGACATAAATGTTAGAGATAAAGTGAAGTCGACGCTTCTGCTTACGTACCTGAGTACGTTCCGGACCCTTATCGTCAGTCGACGAGTTCCAGAGCTTTGAATTATACTCGGAAACAGGATCCTGCTTGCCGATTGTAGTCAAAGAATTTTCGATGTACCAAAGACCAGTCGAACCCTGGAAACCATGGTCAAACATACGAATAAAAGGAACATCTTCATCTGAAGGAGCGGGAAGGAAACGAATAACAGCGTAACCATTACCAGCCTTATCGACTGTGGCAGTCCAAAAGCGATCATCAGATCCCTTTGACTCCTGATTACCTGTAAGCTTGGTAAGCTCTGCACTAAGTGCATCGAGAGACTTCTTACCAGACTGAGACTTGAGCTTAGAAAAATCTACCATGTGTATTCTCCGTATTGATTGTATGACAATGTATGTTATGTATAGAGCTGTATAAGTCGCTCAACATTATTTAGTATACTACTATTCTTCGAAATAGTCAAGGGCTATCTTTACCAACTTGTCTTTTTCATATTTGATGAATGGTAAGTACTTCTCAATTTTGGTTTTGAATGATTCCCAAACCAAATCGTATTCCATCTTAGTGTCCCACATTGCCTTGGCGCCGGAAAACTCAAGAAGGATGCAAAGTGTCTCAAGGCTAATTTCTTTACCAAGAAACTTTTTAAGAAGAAGAGGATGTTCTCCTGATTTGCATGTGAAATTGTTTTTTAAAACTCGATCTAATTTTTCCAGATCGTTCTGAAAAATATATGTTAGAGACTGTTGACGCTTGATCCAAGCCTTATATGTTTTCTCGGCAGATTCACTATATGCCAACTCTTTAATCCAAGCTTTATCATTCTCGGATAAGTTTGCTACTAGAAAATTGGTAACATCTGGATGTTTAGCGAGTTTCTGAAAGAAAAGCTTATCTTTACGTGCATCAAATGTGGCAGCATTAACTTTAACTTTGCCATTGTATTTGAAATAATCATAGTTCGGTTTCGAGAAATGCTGCTTGATAGCAAGGTACTGTTGATAACATTCGAGCGCTGACATCAAGGTTTCAACCCGTTCTCGATAAAAATTTGTTCAAGCTGTTTCTTAAACTGCTCTGGTGTATCAAGTAGATATGACTGATAAATTTGAAATGGAATATCTGTTTTCTTATAGTAGATAACATAGCCACGAGCCTGAAGTGCATCAACTAGTTCGTCATCACTCAATTCATCAATTTTTTTAAAGCTTTCAGGATCAGAACTTACTGAGTAGCCACGAGACTCAAGTTCATCTTTCAATTCCAATTCGTCGAAATCACTAAGATCTACATCGATCTCGGTTGTATATGTAGCCATCACAACTCCTACAGTGGCAAGCGTGCACCACGTTTAAGAACATTAAGATTTTCTGCTTCGGCTTGAATTTTAGCTCTCATTGCCGGATCTTTGCGAATCCAGTATGCAGCAGTTTCAACTTCTAGCTTATTCTTATCGCACCACATAACAACAGCGTCGATATACTCAATGTTTTTGGTTCGACAAAGTTTTTCGATGTCAGAAACAAATGTATTATTCTTCAAAACTGTTTCCACAAGAACCTCATTGTTAAAAGCTCACTCGATAAAATAATTAGCTTCGGTTTCCATATTGCTTATTCCACATCCAAGAGCTAAAACGAACAGCTTTTTGGGCGATAAAATTAGCTAATTTACTATTCCATAGCCAGTGGCTATAACATTCATTCATAATTTAACTCCTGTAAAATGGTAGGCGTGCTAGGATTTGAACCTAGTCAAGAACACCCGTCCGGTGCTAAAGAGTTTATAAATCTCTCCCGTGTACCAACACCCACGCCCAATTGGCGGTCCCTGAGGGATTCGAACCCCCGACATACGGAGTAGAAATCCGTTGTTCTATCCAGCTGAACTAAGGAACCAGAAACTCTTAATAGATTCACACCATACACGGTATAAGATATATGGTGTGAACATATTCATTACATACCACCAAATAGCTTGGTGTAAATTTTAGCAATAAAAGTTGGCTGTGGAAGTGCATTCCAACCAACAACAACACCAACTGCAAATCCTATAATAAGTTCAAACATATTAATCTCCTATGAAAAATTAGATGAGGGGATAAGCTCCCCTCTGGCTTTATTACTTCTTATCTGTAAAGTCTTTGATCTGTTCGGCAAGAGCAAAGATATCTTGCCGACTAGGATACTTTAAGGAAGAAAATCGTTTATTCTTTTCTTCTTTATCTTCACAATACTGAATTTCTGCAAAATTAGCCTGATACTCACCGATAAGCAAATCACGGGCAGCATGGAAATAGTTAAAACGCATTTCATACGGGTTCATTTTTAGTCTCCTGTGTGTTTGTGCATTATGCACTGTGTGTTAATAGGTCCGTTCTGTTTCTAGGTGGAACCCATACCCAAGGTGATTACGCTGCTAGAGCGAATTCCTGTGCAAAGTTATCGTTTGCATTTATATCAGCCTTGGTCTACTCGTACCTTTACTATCAATAATCGAGCCTATTTCGCCCCCATCATATGTGGTCTGACTTCACAGACTGTAGAGTGAACTATCTCTAGCACATATGGTGGAGGCGTCGGGTACCGCCCCCGAGTCTTACTGACCTATTCCTTACGTCTCAACAACCTTAGCATAGTATTTATTATACTACAAAAGTTTACATTCGTCAAGTGTTTTCTTGATATAATCTTCAGCTTCAGCAACAGGCATGTAATACTTAAGAAGAATTTCCATAGCTTTTTTAAGAACACAATCTTGGATAAGATCTTCATGAAGATGCGGTGGAAGATCAGTTCGATTTTTCAATGAAGCGATATCTTTACAAATCAAAGTATAATCATCTTTAATTGTGGAAAGAACCATCTCTTCTTTAACTTCTTGGGTAATCTTAATCATATACATTACAGAATCTCCAGCTTATCTTTAACAACCTTAAAATTCACCAGTTTGATATTATCATTACCACCATATCGAAGATAGTCACGTCCGCCGTCGATAAAGGTACCACATCCAGTGCCACGATAGTCATGACGGTATCGAGAATATGTTACCTCGCTATTGCACTCGATACCAGTATATGTAACATCTTCAACTCCTGACAAAGCATCGGTAACGTACATATATCCATCACGGTTATATGCTCCCATATAGTTCGAACCCTGTGGATGTGGTTCCTCACTATAGAAGATAGCAATGGGGAAATTAACCCAACTACCTTCTGTATTCTTAAGACAGGACTCAAACACATATTTAACGTTGAACTTCTCTTCAATCAACTTGACTGTTTCATCGGTAAAAATAGAGCATTCATTTAGGATCTTCATCACACCACCCTCATAATAACAGTATTCTCGTTAATACGCTCCTGAAGAACCTTATCGGTTTTCATCTCATCCATAAGTTTACGCAGAACGAGTTTACCACTCGACTGAATTTTCTGGATAATCGCCTCCGCAGAACGTCCGGCACTCTTACTAAAGCTAGTATTAGGATCAAATCCAGTAATACTAGCACGCTTTACCTGAAGCCCACCACGATCAATCGCACGAAATACTGTGACAATTTTATATTTCGTGTTGAACGTCCAGAGTTCCTGTGCTCCGATAATCTTTTCGGGATTAACCGAGGCGATCTTGAACGTATTATCTTCCTTCTGATAACGGAAGTTCTTGAGAATTTTTTCCTTTGAAAGAGGACGAGCCTTACGGGGAGCACGAGTTTTCTTGGCGACACCAGCATACTTTTCGGCGTCTTCAAGAAGAGAGTTGATGAAGTCAATACGCTCCTTCAACTGTTTCTTAGTCATATATGAGTATGCTTCCTTAAGCTGAGGGCATTTACCATCATACGCCTCGAGAAGTTCACCAAGCCATGGAGCATAATAATTAACAATAGAAGTGCAATATGTGGCAGGAATACTACGACCTTTCAACCAATCATAGAGGGAAAATTTTTCATCAGAATCAATAGCTTGTTCAATATCGCCGATAATATCCTGAGTTTTTTCACGAATACGATCTTGAATAGAAATCACATTCGTCTTATTTTCTCTCTTTTCGACCGGAGCCGTAGAGTGAGAGAGCATCATCTTGATTTTTGATTCAAGAAATGTTTTACCAGTTTCAGGAATAACATACCCTTTGGACAGCAATCGTGAAATTGCAGCGGCAGAAACATTAAACCATGAATCCGGAACAGAGTTGATACGCTTGGCTTCGACAAAACGATTAGAGTTCTTAAGGTAGGTGTCAAGAAACTCCCGACACTCCTTAAGATCACACATGGTATTATACCAATTCAGAGCCTTGGCATAATCGAGATTGTCGAGAGGCTTGGTGAAAACAGGCTCGTCACCCATGTACTTGAAATTGACAAGGAAAGTCTCGTTACGTGTAACACGAGTCTTTTTCTTCTTCATAACAATAAGTGAACGCTTTGCCATCTCGACTCTCCAATTTAGAACCTATTGTACCTTAATTTTCAAAAGAAGTCAATAGATATTACGCAGCCTCCGCCATTTCAACAGCGAGTTCAAGAGCCTTAGTTTTAAGACCCTTATTGTAACCATACCAGGCAGAGGCAAGACGAGTATCTGCCGTACGGCCGACGAGATGGTCAGTAATATAAGTGATGGCATTAAAAGGCTGCCACCAAGATCCTTCGGCAAAACCAGCTCCTGGCTGAGTATGGAGGATATCCATAGCCATAAGAGCATTCTTTGAGATTTCCTTCTTCTTAATAGTAGAAGAACCAGTCACGGGGAAAATACGAGTGAAGTAATCGACGATATCCTCATCCTTGGCTTTCTTAGAACCGAGGAAGCTAGCCATCTCCTTGTACTTCTGAAGCTTATCAGTTGCGATACCGAGCATTTCCTTGACATTACCTGGCTCAAAGATCTTTCGGTGAGAGATCTTTGCCATACGCTCCACCTTACTATTCAGTGAAAGAGTAAGGGTGTTATTACAAACCACACGGATCGGAGTAAACCGAACGTCCGTGGAGAAACCGTACTTATGGAAGTTAGAGAAAAGCAGGTAAGAGTCGATCTGGTCACCCTTGAAGAGTTCGAAACTCTCCTTGACCTTGGCAAGTCCCCAAACGATCTGACCTTCCTTGAGAGAACCAGCCGTATGCATTTCCATATCACCGGCAGCAACGAAATCATTGAAGAACTCGAAGGCTTCCTGATTTTGAACTGGATTCCAGTCGTTAGAAACAACGTCAAGAATTTTATCATCACGTGAACGAACAAGGGCCGACTGACCAATATTCACTTGCTTACCTGCGATATTAGCAAAGGCAGGAATCTTTTCCACAGTCCAGTCAAGACCGGCAGCTTCGAGCATCTGTTCCGGGGTAAGATCATTCGGAACCTTAGTACCGAGACCGTGCCAAGGAAGAGCTCCGGCATATGCCATCTGAGCAACACCATCAATTTCTTCAATCATATGAGCCATAACAAAGATCCTTTTATCGGGTCGCGACCAGCTCGCCAACCATATACATAGTATACCTTAGATTTAATAACAAGTCAACAGTTATTTTAAAAAAAGAGGGACCCGAAGATCCCTCTAATCGTAAAACGTTCTTACTTACCGAAGTAAGCACCAGTACCGACACCAACACCGGCACCGATAGCAGCAGAGGTACCGACTGTGGTAGCAAAGGTAGCAGTACCAAGAGCGGAAGCGAGACCACTACCAGCACCGGCAAGACCACCAACACCACCACCAACGAGAGTACCGACGCCAGCACCCTGAAGAGCAGTACCGACAACGGGAAGTTCTGGCTTAACAACAGTGCCAGCGCCAAAGAGAGTAGTAGCAACAACGGCTACGATAAGAAGAGGTGCCATAATATTTCCTTTCATGACATAATGTGGTTAGATGAAGAAGCCCATGCAATAACCACCAACTGCAGGGCAAGCAAATTTATTTAGCTAGTTATGCGACCATTTCTTGAATAACTTTCTCAAGGTAGGTATTGGCCACAGTAATGGCCATTGAAGGTTCTAGCTGAGTTTTGGTAATAAAAGAATCAATAACAATCCATTCATCATGGTGTCGTTGATAGAGAACATCAAACTTATTTGACTTATCCCAGATAATTTTAAGATCAAGCCACTTGTCGTAACCAACAGTCTGCATTAGTTGTCCTCCATTACATGATCTATTATACTATACTACGAAATTAAGTCAAGTTAAATCACACCATCATATGCATAATAAGTATCTACCATTTTACGAAGATCGTCTTCTAGTTCGGCGTAATACTCTGGATCCATAATACCAAGAACGACAGCCTCATAGTCTTCCTTTTCAAGGAAACGTTTGAGGTACATCTGATAGTCCATGGCATCATCGATTTCCTCGAGAATAGCCTCGTGTTCGTCGAATAGTTCTCTGGCCACTGCCTGAAGATCTTCGACAAGCTCTTTAACTTCATCGGGTGTCTTATCAACACCCGATTTGCTCTTAAAGGGTATTACGTTACTCACCAAATACTCCTCTATAATGATCTAAAGTTTTTTGCATGTTTGCAATTTTAGCTTCTTTATCGGCGATAGTCTGCTTCATTTCCATAATACCACCAGGACCAGATTCAAGCATCTTCACTCTTTGCTTAAGAGCGAGCCACTTGTCGTAGTACATATCTAGCTCGTTTTCGTATTCTATATCCATCACTTATTCTCCAATGGAGGTAGTCCGGCTTCTTCCATCAACTGTTTGTATATTTTTTTTACTCTAACTGGATTCATTCCACCACCAGATTTTTCCATCAAGCAACTAACAAACATATGCTCGCTTATTTGATATATATCGCAATATGTCAACATATGTCCGACATGTCTATATTCAGCATGCAATGGACAAATTGTTCTGGGAATTCGGTCCATTACTCAACCTCGATACAGTGCCAAACATATGAGCCGCTAACAATAGTTTTATGAACAGTTCCGATGTACTTACCATCATACTCCATCCCAGTACCAACAAACGTTAGAGTATGCCACTCGACCTGAGCATCAGCTTCCTCTGTATTAGGAAGAATTGCCCATCCAGGATCTACTTCTGTCCAAACGAATAGATCCCCGTTCTGCATACCGACATGAACTGGTCTTCCCATTACCTTCATTCTCTGTGCACCAAAGAATGGACCATGTTTCCATATAGCCTTCATCAATTATCTCCTAACGTTTCATAGTCAACAGTACTATTATACTGGGTAACGAACAATAAGTCAACACCAAAGTAGTGTTTGTCAACATATATCTGAACCTCTCGCACTGATTTTTGGTCGGCGGAAAAATTTTTGAAACACGTTGATGAAAAAATTTGGGAAATTTGAATTCGGAATTGAGATTGTGCGATTCCGTGCGACTTTGTGCTGACCTTCTACTGCTGTGTGCTGGATCGCTTGAGTCAAGGCCAACGGGTCCCCCGGCCAAGATTCATGGATTCTCTACAGGTCACCTTTTCAGACAAAAACCCACCCCCAGCAAAAACATGAGGGTGGGTATAAAACATTTACCTCAGTAGTATAAGAGCTCCGACACCGACGAGTATACCGAGAATAACCTCGATTAATATCCAAACCAGAGCTATACTACCGACAACTTTGAAGAGCTGCATCGTATTACCTCGAATTACCTCGAATTACCTCGAATTACCTCGAGAGCGAGTATGTGCAGGTATCGCGAGAATGCTTCTCCATGCACTTAGCCATTGCCGCACGATTGTCGAACATATACGCAGAGAATGCGACGACGAGCGACAGAACGACGAGAAAACGAACGTACATGAGATACTCCTGTGTTTGTGTGTTATTGATGCTGTATACTATATCCGTTGGTCAACAGTTGGTGGTCACTATTCTTGGTCAACAGTTGGTGGTCACAGTAGGCGACACGATGCGTGTATGGTCCAGTTGACCGAATGGACATTCAGTAGGTCCATATCTGATTGGTACATCTTGTAAATAGCCTTCGTCTCCTTAAGAGAATCGAAGTAGTACTTACCAGTGGAGCCGTCACGATATACAACAACGACGAGATACTTACCCATTAGAGCACCATCATATAAGAGAGAGAAGGGCCATCAGTCGAATTAACCGAGTAGCAGACGAAGCCGACCTCGCCCCACATCTCGCGTATGTCGGCGAACGAGGAGAGGTAGTCACCAGAGAGATCCACGAAGTAAGTCATAACAACCTCCATTCCAACCATAGACCCAGTATAGCCCAGATCCTGTCGAAAGTCAACACTAATCGACGATACGAACGTAGCTATCTCAGAAACAAAATAGGGCAACCATCGCAGATCGCCCTATTGACTTTTTCATCTATCAGAGGTATACTAGAGAATTACCGCCAATTCCGACTTAGTCAGGAACCGAGGAGTTTCATTCAATGCTTCGTCGTTACCAGCGTTATACTCGTCGACCATTTTCTTGGCGAGAGCAGCATCGAAATCAACAATACCCGGACCTTCCGGACGAGCGACATTCGTATAAGTCTTACGCTTCGAAGTAACTTCCTTCATACGAGCGAGATTAGCTGCCTTGATACGCTCGACTTCAACCGGATCCTTGGCGACTGCCTTTTCGGCAGCGAGAGCATCCAGCATCGACTTATTACGCTTGGCCGTGAAAGCCTTATTAGTCGCAGTGATAACAGTCGAGAGTTTGACCGTTTTGGCCTTGGCAGCCGCATATTCGCGACCTTCACGTTTCGCAGCTTCGACGAGCTTGTCGCGTTTAGGAGCCTTCGGCTTTGCAACAGTAACAGCCTTCGGGCCTTTACCGAGGATTACACCGGAAGCGACGCCCTTATTAACGCACCAGCGATACGCACCACGAGCGACAGTCTCAGTAACCGAATTGGCCTTAGCGATAAGCTTGACGACCTCGTCCATAGGCTTCTCGGCATTGGCGTTCATCACAGAGATCGTGATCGCAGTCTTTGTCATCTTTACCATTTTCATCTCCTCATCAACTTAGAACCAATCATACCCCGGATCCTGTCGAAAGTCAACAGGAGATTTGTATCAAAATTAGAAACCTACATCATCAAACGAGTAACGATAGTCCATACCATCTTCATCGATTACCGTTACGTTCGTTCCGTCAAGAACTACCGTATAGCCGTCAACCGGAAAGGAGATCAGAGCATCGTCGCTCGCGCCTTCAAAGGCATCAAGATCCTTATCAATCCGAGTAAACCCACCACGAGCGATGAGCGAGAGAGCGAAGGAAACATTCATCATTTTTCTCCGTATCAGCGGGGCGATTCCCCTTCAACCTATAGACCCAGTATAGCCCGTTTCTCGAGGAAAGTCAAGGGGAAAATTGTATCCCCTTGAGATACAAACGTAACCGAAACAGTTACAGGGTTTCACCGCAAATTTCAAATTCACCGCCGAGAGCACTTTCAACGGGGAGATAATATACAGTAGAACCTTCAACAATATAGAAGTCACCATCATCACCCATAATAAAGCGACGATCATCATAAGTAATCACCGAGTTAAAATATTCAAGAACGAAGTCTAGATCATCAGGATCAGAGTTAAACCGAGTAACAATAGCAGTATCAGCTTCAGAAAGATCATGGCGATCGCCATGCCGGCAGGCGGCGAGCGCGAGGGTTTCAGCGACGGTATTAAGCATTTTCATTTTCTCCGTTTCAACCTAGAAGACCAGTATAGCCCGTTTCTCGGGGAAAGTCAAGGGGAAAATTGTTTCGTTATGCGATACGAACGTAACCAAAATGGTTACCTTTGTAAGGCATTTTAGGGCTTGTTTTTTGCTGCTACTGAGGTATACTAAGGATGATTCGGTCGGGGCGATAGCCCGTTTCGTGCCTTGAAGTAAATTCCATGCCCTGCTGCGCTCATGAGATATATGTGCTGAAATCAAAACGATTCCCTAATTCTACCGCGAATCCGTGCGAAAGTCAAGCCATATAATGCGATACGTTTGTATCGATTACCGTTACGTTCGTTTCGTCGAATATAGCTTGACTTTCTGCCCTGTTGAGGTATACTTATAATTCAGCCTTAAATCTGAGGCTCCGCCCGATCAGCGCGACACAGCACGAGACGTGCGGCACCGACTGAAATGTGCGACGAGCACTATCTCGTGCGATGGCACAAATCGAGCGACACGACCCACGACGAGCGACACCTCTCGACACAAATCCATAACGATCAAACCACGCTCACATTTAATTATTAAGGATTTAAATCGATTATAAAAATTAATCATTACCACACATATTAACACGATTTACCAATCGCCGAAGGTTTTCCTACGCCTACGTTTTCCCATCGCCGAATGGCTCCAACTCCTCTAACTCCTCCTTGGTAGCGCCAGTCCTAATAAACTCCAGCGCCATTCTACTCAGATCAGGGAATACTTCCTCAATGGTAAACTCACCACGCCTCCACATAAGATATCGACGCTCAAAGTCAATATCCTCATACTGTGGTATTCTTAGTGTTCTTACCTTACCAGTATATAATGATGTTTTGGTTATATGTGCCATGTGTTAGTTATTTTCGTTGGTCACTAATGTTGGTCCGGCTTATTGGTAACGGAGTTGGTCGGAAAGCTGGTCTCTCTGTATACATCAAAGAAGAATTCCCCAATGAAGTATACTAGCCAAAGAATAGCAACAGCCATTATAATGTGAATGGTGAGTACGATATCGATCATACATTAAACTCCACTTTAACATTAACAGTATCCAGAGGAGGATGTAAATTATATCCCCTCAGAGGATCATTAGTATGAACTACCATAACGCCATTAGGATAGAGACTAATCCAGATATCCTTCTTAATCTTAGTTTTGGCTGGGACTAGATCATACGAGGTATCACCTCTCCAATTGTTACGCCATGCAATACAAACACCATCAACCAAATTCCACTTACAAGATTGCCAATCGTCATCAGTATGGTAATACCCATAAACGATATTACCATCAATATGAGACAACTTAACCTCAGCGTCGGTGTTACCGACAATTGTATACTTCTTATTAAGATCAATCACAGCCCATGTCCTTCTTCACAGTCGATCTCAACCTTGATGCAAGCGATGCGGGTTTTTGCAGCTTGCCGGTCCGCCTCTTCTTTTGTCGTAGGGTGACCTTCGCCCTTGTAGATGTTGAGCCACACCGTCCGCTTAATACGTGGCTTCACTTCGATAAGGTCTGCGAATTCTTTATTCCCTCTGAGCGAATAACCATTTATATCCCATGTTGCCAAAAACCACCCAGGTAAAACCTTATCAAGGATTGCACCATGAATTGGGTAGATACCACCACCATCAGTCGAATAGATACGGACCTGTCGCCCATCACGGGTACGATATGTCTTATTAATATCAATCATTGAAAAAGTCTTTCCAAGCCAAGCGACAAACGACAACTGCAGCAACCCAAGCCATTACCACAAATGGGGCCATGATAAGCAAACTGATATATTCAATCATTAATTTTCTCCATAATATGTCTAAGCTCTAGAGCGGCAACCCTATCATATTTCTCTTCGGTAGTATGACCGTCCCACTCGCCTTCATATCGTGGCAAATGCGTAAACATCCATGCCTCACTGTCATGATAATGCCATGACGCCTGACCAGTCGGTAGATCAATATATACGCAGCCGTGCCACTCTTTATCCCATTCAGGAATATCTGTCTTCTTAATACCCGAAGGATATAAACTCGCAATGAAAGCTACCAAACGATTACGCTCAGTATATGCCGAGTTTGTTTGTTCCTGTAAAAGCTCTATCTTACTTGCCGCTGCGATAAGATGAATAGCACAGTTATCTGACTGTGGACACATTTCGTCAGTCATTGACAGGCTCCTTAGCGAAAGCTGCGAGGATCTTGTCTTTAAACCAGCCGGGCAGACCGAGCGTAGTTTCACACTGCCTGACCACCGCGACAACAGCCGCGAGCCTTTGATCGCGGTCGTGCGCGATCTCCGCCCGCAGCCGCTCAATCTCGTCGGCGGCTTCCTCCATAACAACAGTGTCATGTTCATAATCTGCACCTTCGCGCAGCTTTTCCACAATATCAGTCATGCCACTCTCCAATACATATCATCCTCAGTTTCGATAGATTCATACCCATCATACTCCTCAATACGATATCGGGTGCCAGCCTCTAACTCTACGATTTGAAGATTAGAAAAGCCAGTATCAGCCTCGGCACCGAGCTCTTCAACTACCTGAACAAGAATAGGATCTGTGCGGTCAAGATCACCAGTATACCAGTATTCCGGACCCTTTTCGCCCTTCAATTCCCAATATCGATTGATGGCCTTTTCAGAAAGTCCGAAACCACCATAGCATGAATTATATACGATCTTAGTCATCATTCAACTCCAAAACGTGCCTTAATCTCATTACGAGCATTCCAAATAGCAGAACTCTGTGGTGGCATTGACATGAGCGAATTAGTATTCATCAACTCATTCAGCATAATATCTAGACACTCTTGAAGAACTAGCTCGGTATATGCCATTAGCTCATCGTTGATTGGCTCTGACACATCACCATATATCTCACCACTTTCAATATTAAATCCTGCCTTATCCGCAAGATTGATATACAACTTATTCATTGCAAATTCCTCTCCGAATTTTCGAGCCAATAAACATAAAATTGGCAATCAATAGGAAAAGCAATACCACACCCACCGCATGCTCAATCTCGGTCATTCTAATACTGTTAAGGTATGAGACATATTGAACAAAAAAGAATATAATGCCAAAGGCAGTGGCCCCGATAATGAAATCAAATAGTCCAGTAATAAATGAATTAAACATCTGCAGTTTCCTTTTCAAGATATCGAAGCGCCAGAAACCCACTAACCGACGCTCGACACGCCCGAGTATAATCGCCGCTAGTATCGTAGGCAGTAAGGCAGAAGCCACCAGTCGAGAAAGAGTTTGACGCATAACAATATGCATTGGCCATCTCAATCATAAACTCACGGAGATCTTCCCAGGTAGCATGACGCTCACGGGCAGATTCATTCATGATATATACCGCACGGGCAGTATTCTCAAAGTCATATTCATCGATCTTCATCATATCACAGATCCTTGATAATATCGTTGATTCCGTTATCAATCTCGATTTGCTCGTCAAGAGCGTCATTGAAACCTATCTCCCATGCAACGAACAGAATGGGAGATATAATGTTATTGTATGGATTACCGGGATACTTATCATGGCGAAAATCACCAAACTCCATGGCCGTTCGCCCCATGAAGTAGGCGTCACGCTCTTCCCTATTCATACAGCTTCGCCACGAGTTTGGAAAGTATGAAGGTGTTCTCTGACACGACTATCTTCATCGAAATAGAAAACCCAATCGCCTACCTCGGTGCGATAATCCTTATCGACATATTCGAAACCACCGTAATACTGAAGTGAATTATCGCGATGCTTAGGAACAGCAATGCAGTCATTGCTGATATAAAGAGCGCCACAACGACGATCAAGACCGAGCTCCTCGGCCTTCACTACTGTCATAATATCAGTGAAATTTTGAACCATGTTGTTTATCGACTGGATCATATCCATTGCCGAAGCGAAAACTGTATCATTCATATCAGCGACCTCTCCAACCATAAACATATTATACTCCTCTTTTGATATCAAGTCAACACTTATCTGGCGGCGATTTCCTTGACGTGGCTACACGTACGACGGTACGAGAAACCAGTGCAGTTACAGGAAAGCTTATCTCCGGCGTCTCGTGTCACTACGTAGCTTGACTTGGCGCCTTGAACGATATATGATTGTGGGTTGAACGCTTTTGGCGTAGCGTCGACGCCTAACTCATACCCGTCGACGATCCTATCTTTATCGATAACACGGAAAGGAAATTGCGGATTACCCGTGGTAAGACAGAACTGATCGTCCTTAACCCAGCTTGGGCGTGGGTATACGTCCCCAGTGAACGTGAGGAATTCCGGAATAGGATAAGCGTAGAAAGAACGACGCTCATACATAGAATTTCTAACACGAACCTGGAGACGCATATTATTACCTCCCAACCATAAACGAATTATACCACACCACATACAGGAAGTCAAGTACTAAATACAAATGCCTATCGCGGGACGGCAATCCCCATAGGCTCTAGATGAAACAACAGAAAGGATCCAGCTAATGGATATTTATGACCCAATCGCCGAAGCTCTCGGTATTAATCCGACGCCTCATCTCGTTAATAATGAATTTGTTTTTAAAATTGCTACTAACTGGAACCGTATTCCATGGAATATCGGCAAAACGTATACTCTCGGAAAAGCTCCTCCGGAAAGAGGATTAGCTATCTCTAAAGCTAAAAAGGGAAAGCCGATCAATATGCGTGGCGAAAAACATCCCAATTCTAAACCATTATACTGTGTAAATACTGGAGAACATTTTGCAAGTGGTGGTGATGTGATAAGAAAATATCCCAATATACTGAGACAAAATTTATCACATCACCTTAAAGGTAAACAAAAAACTGTCGGTGGATTAGTGTTTACCTACAGCAGGTAACCTTAGCAAGACGTTCCCAATTAGCATTGTTTTTACGAAGAGCGCCGAGTTTCAAAGCCATACGAAGCGAAAGCTCGCGGAGTTTCTCATGGTTTTTCTCAATGAAAGCAATAACATCTTTGCGCTCAGAAACCGTAAGATTATCTAGCAGACCTTGCTTTATGACTTGGCGAATACGGATAAGATAGTCACGCTTGGATTTGAGGGACAAATCAATATAATGGCTACGCGAAACCAGAGCCGTAAGATGCGGAGCAAGCTTATGGCCACGGTCAATCATGGCGTCCATATCCATATTCGTGATAAAGATAATGGTGCCATCAAAGTCAAACGAACGGGGAATAAGAATAGCAGTTTCCTCGTCAACCAGCTTACCTTCGGAAAGCCAAGAAACACGACGACGCTCGGTAGTATCGCAAACTGCCTTAAGGAGATTGAGCGAGACATCGTCAAAGAAAATGCTATCGGCATCGTCGAAAACAATAACCTGGCCAGCTTCACGATACTGATACAGAAGCTTGACGAGGCCAGTCGCACGAACGTAGCCTTTCACGATAGTATGATTAATCTCGTTCGGATCCCACTCATTAAGACGCTTTTCGATCGTATAAGACTTGCCGAGACCAGCCGGACCAGAAACGATAAGAGCGCGAGCATTACCGACCGTACAAGCTTCGGCAAGCACATCAAGAATTTCGAAACGCTCGCCAAGCCGAGCTTCAATCTCGGCGTCAGTTTCATTAGAGACCGGAGCGGCGTAAGACACCTTAACAGCGGAAAGCTTCTCAGCCGCCGAACGACGAGGAGCACGGAAACCATTGGAAGGGACACCACGAGGCATATTTTATCTCCTATTGAATTGTACAGATAGTATACCGTAGTTTTTGATAGAAGTCAACAGCTCATTTCACCAATCGATGGTGAACCCATCGGATGCCGGATACTGGAAACGAAGGTAGTGAGCTTCGTCCATCATCGCCGTTCCGCTCATTCCCGTATACTCAACGGTCTTAACGAGGACGCCGTTTTTGGAAACGGTAAGAGTGTAAGAGCCCCAGACATAGTCAGACATTTCATTTCCTTTCAACCAACCATAGACATATTCTACCCCATCACAGGGTAGAAGTCAAGCCTAATCGGCGATACGATTGTTTCGAAATGAGTTACGTTCGTTACTCGCAAAATGGCTTCATGTCTCGGAATTCGACATATGTGCCATTCTTAAGAGACTTACGCTCAAGAATATCGAGCATATCCATTGCGTCAATATAATCGTCAAACTTGTAAATGTTAACAGTTTTACGGTCTTTGATAACCTTGATAATGAAACGCATTTGATTTCTCCTAGTATTCAGCCCAGATAGTACCATTGACCATATAACGAAGGTATACATGCGACGAACCAAATTCATTTGAATTGTCGTCGTGCCAAAGAGTTTTATAAACTGCATCGCCACGATCATTCGTTCTAAGGTATTCGGCGTCAAGAATTCCGTCGGAGTTATATCCGTTTGCTTCTAGAATCTCGGCAACTTGGACTTCGTCCAGTTTCGTAAGATTAAGCATCATCATTTCCTCAGTTACGTTCTGACCAAAAAACCATATTTTCTTTGCTGATGCTCTTGATGACTGGCTTAGAATGAGGCTTCTGGATCTCATCGATAAGAGCTTCAATCCAAGCCAATTCTCGCTTAAGAACACCAACACGACCCTGCCAGTGACCCGAAGCATAATCATGAGGATTATACCAATCCGGTGCAGCCAATGCCAATTCGGCACGATAAGCACCTTCACGCTCATAAAGAGCTAGCAAAACCTTATCCATAGTCATTTCAATTCCTCCGAAGTATCATACCAGTTATCAGTTTCGAGCCGAGAATCAGAGTCGAAATCGCTACGGTGCTCGCCGTAGAAACCATAATACTCTTCATCGGTCATGAGTTTTTCGCATACAGCCCAAAGATCACCGTCCTGATGAAGATTCCACGTATTACCATGAGAGTCGGTATATGCCGCATTATCACATACATCAGACCACGCATCCCAATATTCTTCGCGATGCGGACCGGTCATGATAATCTCGAGATTCTCGGGGCGAATGTTAGTCCATTCAGAACTATATTGCTCGGCGAAATGCTGAGGAATATAAACACCGCGATTATCAGACATCAGAAGCTTCATACCAGACATAGTCATCTCCTCTTCAACCATAGACATATTCTACCGTAGTTTTTGATAGAAGTCAACATCTTTTTTCAGCTTTTTTGAGGACCAGCTGAATCTCCATATAGAAACGCTGATACTTGGCAATACGCTCGATATCTTTCTCGGTAACACCTTTCAACCTACGGATATCAGTATTATGACGCAGATCGCACAATTTAACCTTCATGGCATCAGTATTGGCGAATACTTTCGACTGATACTCAAAGTATGTCTCGCCTTTCTGCTTTGTGAGAGCAGCAATGCCATTGATTACACGATCACTGATACCAGCTTCACGAAGTTCAGCGTAAGTAACGTCAGTGTCCTCAACAACGTCGTGACCGAGAGCGATGCACTGAAGCTCTTCGTCTTCGCTCTTGAGGTAGTGCATAACCTTAAGAGGATGGAGAATATACGGAGCGCCGCCACGATCAAACTGTCCAGCATGGGCGTTCGTTGCGATCAGAAGCATTTTCCCGAGCATTTCACCACGTTTCATTGTGTTCTCCTTATCGTATTACCATTATACCTCTCTTATGAGAAAAAGTCAATCCCTAATGTTGGATACGATCGTTACCATTTTGGTTACGTTTCTCAAGAAACTCCTCGACTTCCATACAGGCGTCCGTAAGAACATCCAGTAATGATATTTCGTCCGGATCCGTGGCTTCCATATATTGATCGATAACTTCAAGTAGAAGTTCATTCAGTTCAATAAGATGGGTCATATTAGTCATCACTTAGTTCCTTTCATCAGTCAATGCCGCATGATCCACTCAAGACGATCAATCTCTTCTCGAAGCTCAGCCTTTTCGTCGATTGCCTTACCAAGATCTATTATAAAGGTTGTGCAGCTAGTTTTCAACTCTATAATCTCTTCTCGCAGTTGTTTAATATCAGCAATAGCATCCATCAAATCATTATCAATGTCTGCATCACCAATATTAATACCAACCAGCTTTTCAAGTCGTTCGATAATATCCATCACTTACGCCCTTTCATAAACAAAAGCAGAGAAGCTACACCAAACCCAATATAGAAGTTAGTGCCCAGACTCAGCAGAACAGCGCCACCAATAAGCAGGGCAGTGTTCAGCATAATCGATGCCAGTGCATCACGTTCATTATCAGTCATATCAATCAGCTCCATATCTAGCAACATCACGGCCAATAGTTTGACCAGCATTCCAACCCTTGAGCCATTCATTATAACCAAATGACTCAGTTACTGGATCAAATGGGTTATCAGTGACAGGCTGACCTTTATGGCCAGCATAGCAACCATCATTATATGCCTTTTGAGCGTTTTTCATTTCGTTTCCCTCTTCAACCATAGACACATTATACCTCAGTTTTTGATAGAAGTCAACACTAATCGACGAAATGTTTGTATCGAAAAAAGATACAATCGTTCCGCAGATTTGCCTAAATCAAGTGTTGACTTTTTTTACGAGACGAGTATAATCAGTACTGTCGCTTTGAAGGAACAAGATGATGAACAGGAAAATTAATCCTATAGCACGAGATCTCGCCTCTGGGAAATTCAAACAGCGTATCGTCCGGCCGAAAAAAGGTCGTGGTAGCTATAAGAGAAAGCGTAAAAACGCTTGACTTATTTTGATATCTAAGGTATAATCGTAATATGATAAGGAGAACGAAAATGGTTGAACGATACAAGGTTACGTATACGGTAAAGCAAGCCGAAAATGGTGGTTTGCTCACGGATTACAGCAAGAAGTTCAATACTTTTTCAGAAGCTGTTAAGTATATCCGTGCGGTTCGTTCTGGTCCTCTCTCTTATCAGATGGTCGGTAATCCTATTTTGGAGAATGCACGATGAGAAATATATTAATTGGTCTTATACTGGCAAGTATTTCTGTGCCGGCTCTTGCCCATGATCGTCGACATTATCATCAACGCCATCACTATAATCATCAACGTAATAATAATGTTGGTGTCGGTGTTGGTTTAGGTATTCTTGGCTTGGGTATTCTCGGTGCTACAATTTATAACCAGCGCCAGCGTATACCCGATGTATGTATTATAGGATATGATCGGTATAATCGTCCGGTGTATGATCAGGAATGTTTCGAATAGGAGAACATGATGGTAAAGATTCTGTTAGCTTTTCTTATGATAGCATTATGTGTGACTGTTGCGTTTTATTCAGAAATTCCTTTTATATCTGCACTTTGGGGATTCTCTGCGGGTATTTGGTTTATGATCACTGGTATTTTGATTGAAAGGAAACTCTAATGAATTATCCTAATAGCTGGGTGATTTTAAAGATTACCGGTCCTGAAACTGAAAATAAAGATCCAACTGTATATGCATACAAGGTTCTTGCTGGTTGGTCAGGTAGCTACCTTAATGGTACTTCATGGCAGCTTAATAGTGGTATCGTTGATGTAGAAGAGGATAAAGAACATTTCCTTTTCTCGAGTCATTCTGGTTCAGTTTATATCTGCCATAAAGATACTTATGGTATTAGTATGGCCACTGCTGAGGTTTGGGATACGTTGCAAACTAGATATCCTGGTCAAGTTGAACTTATGCCGGAGAATACCGACTGGTCGAAACTTATTATGGAGAAAGTGTGATGGAAAAGTATAAGGCATTGGTGGCTAGATATCTTCCGGCATTTGGTATCTACGAGGGTAAAGAAATGGCGAAGAAAGAGAGGATTAACGAACTCATTCTTGAAATTGAATTCCCTAAAGATGACGCTCAAATGAAAATTATTCAGAAACAAATTGCAGATATCACTACCGTTCTAAAGCTTATGGCAAAGGATAAGTATGATGTTGATTGAAACCAAATATGATGTTGGCCATACGTTCTGGGTTCCTCGTTCACGTAAAGTTTTTGAACAGGAGGAACTCAATTATGAAGGCGAAACTTGATATCGCGATATCGAGGTTCTTGAACCATTAGCTAAATTGAAGAAAATCGTCTGTATCGATGTGCATGTTGGTCGGGTTTCTTCAACTAAATATGGCGTCAAGAATATCGATGATGGTGATAAAATGTTAACTTCTTTCTATCCAGAAGAAAACATTACGAATTATACCGAAGAGGAAGCTCTTGCAATTGCCAAGGGATATACCGAGGCAGGTAAAACGTACTACGGTAATTGATCATTGGGGAATAGTATAATGGTAGTACAGCGGACTTTGAATCCGTGAATCTTGGTTCGAGTCCAGGTTCCCCAGCCAAATAACACAGGAGATTAATATGAATGTTGGTGATATTGTTGAATTGATTGACGAGAGCGTTTATGAAGGTAGATGGGCAGGTCGTATGACTGTGATTGATGTTTATTCAAGAGACATTATTGAAGGTAATTACGTTAGATGCATTCACCCAAGTATGGGTGTTACTGATCTCGAAATTGATGACTTGGTAGTTATGGAAGAGGCCGAGTAATTATTTCTCGATATTAGCTTTGGCTTTATCAAGATACTGTTTGATAGCTGCCATTGACGATGCACAGGTTAAATTGTTTTGATATAGTTTAACCATTGTTTGTGCTACCTGAATATCAGTTAGTGTTTCTACTTTTGGGAATGATTTTAATGTTGGGCATTTATACATCGATGCATCCGGAATCACTACCTGATATTTGGTTTGTATAAGATTTGGCTGTACTGAAGCACATCCACCAAGAATTAGTAAAGTAGGAATTATTAAGTATTTCATTGCGACTCCATTAACTTTTTGACAGTGTTTTTCAATATAATTGAAGAGTTCCTATCTGTTTTCTGCGCCTCTTCAGAAACTAGATAAGTTTGAATGTTGGTAATTTTATTTGCTAAAATAGCATTGTCATAATTTATCTGCTGAATAATTTTATCTTTATCAATGGCCAATTGTTTCATTTCTTCAAGATGTTTTGCTTGTTCTATTAAAGTGATTTGTAACTGCTGTTTATCAAAAGTTAACTTAGCATTAACTTCAATTTCGTGTTTCCACATTAATACGAATGTAGAGAATGCTCCTATTATTATAGAAGCAATGACACCATAGATAGTATATTTGTTTAAACCGAACATCGAAACCTCCATCTTATAAGGTTATTTATATGCGTGTATATATCGGACCATACAAAAACTGGATCGGACCTTATCAGATTGCTGATAAAATCTTTTTCTGGGTTGATCATAAAGGATACTGCAGCGACGAAAAGTATGAACAAAAAATGACTCGCTGGGATTACAAAATGCACAGTCGTTTTGGTGATTGGCTTGCCGAAACTTGGGTATATGATATCTGTGAGTGGATTCACTCTAAGAAGAAACGTGAGATTCGAGTTGAAATTGATGAATATGATACGTGGAGTATGGATAATACTCTTGCCTTGATCATTGTTCCTATGCTTAAGCAGCTTCGCGATACCAAACACGGCTCTCCCTACGTTTATCCTGAAGATTGTCCCCATATCGGTAAAGGTCAAGAGACTGATTTCGGTAATTCCGATGATAAAGTCCATGATCGTTGGCATTGGGTTCTCAATGAGATGATCTATGCTTTCGAAGCCGAAGCAAATGAAGATTGGGAAAATCAGTATTATTCTGGCGAACATGATATTTACTTTGAGAAAAACGACGATGGCAACTCTACTATGAAGCGTGGCCCTAAAGATACATTCAAGGTTGACAGAGAAGCAATGGATAAAGATGCTAAACGTCGTGAAAATGGTCGTAGGCTTTTTGCCAAATATTACAGAGGTTTGTGGGATTAATGAAAACACCATACATAGTAATTCCAGAACACATCGTTCGCAATGCCGCTGAAGTTTTCGCAAAGGAAGTTTTCGCAAAGGAAGAAAACTCAAAAGTTAACACATTTCAAAAGATGCTTCTTGTTGGTGAAGAGTATAAACAGGCCGGTATGACGCCAATTTATCTTTATAATCCTACCACTGCCGAAGTTTTTGTTCAAACTGAGGAACAATTGAAAAATAAAATGCACTAACTGTTTGTGAATTGACTATATAATAATGCATCGCCTAATGGGATGCTATTTCAAACTCGCTTAATAGGAGAAAACTATGACTGACATTTTTACATTTAATACATCTAACATCGACAAGTATTATGTTGGTGTTGATAAGATCGCAAAGAACCTTGCAAGAGTTCATGCTGCTGCCTGTAAGGCAATTCCCGGATATCCACCATATAATATTATGAAGGTCGACGAAAACAAGTACGTCATTGAAATGGCTGTTGCTGGTTTCGCTAAACAGAACCTTGAAATCGAAGTTGCCAATAGTGTACTCACCATTAAGGGTGGACTTACTGTTGATGATATGGCACAGGAATCTGTTGCTAATACACAGTACATTTATAAGGGTATTGCCGATCGTGCATTTACACGTAAGATGCAGTTGGCCGATACTGTTGTGGTCCAAAATGCAGAGCTTATCAATGGAATGCTTAGAGTATTTTTGGAAAACATTATTCCTGAAAGTCAAAAGCCCCAAAAGGTTAATATCAAGTAATACTGAGGGGCGAAAGCCCCTCTTTTCTTTGGAGAAATACTTTGTTTAATATATTCGATAACATCATGCGTTCTATTAGATTTTATAAAACTGTACATGAACTATCGCTTTTGAACGATAAAGAGCTAGCTGATATTGGTCTTAATCGTTTCGAAATACCTGTTATAGCGCTGAAAGCTAACTTATTGCCTAAATAATTTGTGAATTTCTTCTATATTATGATTGAATTTAATATAGGAGGGCAATATGGCTTTGGTAACTTTTAATCAATTAAATAGTTTTTTCGAAAACACAAATGAAGATATTATTCAGAAATATGTTGATCCTTTAAACGCTGTTTTAGAGTTTTATCAAATCAACAATAAACAAAGAATTTCTATGTTCCTTGCCCAAGTTGGTCACGAATCCGGTGGTTTGAGAACAATTAAAGAAAATTTAAACTATTCTGCTGATAGATTAAAAGTTGTTTTTCCAAAATATTTTCGTGGTGTTGATACCAGCGAATATGCTAGAAATCCAGAAAAGATTGCTAATCGTGTATACTCCAGTCGCATGGGTAATGGCGATGAAGCTTCCGGTGATGGATATCGTTACTGTGGTCGTGGGTTAATTCAGCTTACAGGCAAAAGTAATTATATAGCTTTCGCAGCTGATATGGCAATTTCTCTTGAAGAAGCAACTGTATGGTTAAACACCGAAGAAGGTGCAGCTTGGTCTGCTGGTTGGTTTTGGGATTCACGTGAATTAAATCAGTGGGCAGACAAGGGCGATGTTTTAACAGTCACAAAGAAAATCAACGGCGGAACTAATGGTTTGGCAGATCGTCAGGCTCATTATGCTGAAGCTTTAGAAATATTTGGGTAATCGTACCGATATGGCTAAATTTGATGTAGCTAACCCAGACGATGATGCATCAGTATTAAAACCAGCAATGGATCAAATACCAGCTGCAACTAAAGGTGCAGCTGTTGCTATTCCTACAATGTATAATAGTAATTCTCCTGGATTCTCTATTCCATCTCCATTTTCTACATCGTCTTCCCCGCAGTTATCTCCGGAAGCTCAATTAGCTAAAATAGAATTAGAAACTAAACAATGGGAAAAAGAATTCGGAAAACAAGAAGAACATTGGATGAAAACATATTGGCGGCCAGGAATGGCTTGGCTTTATATGATTATATGTTTCGTCGATTTTGTTGTTTTTCCTGTTGTTGCAATGTTTCTTCCTATTATGACTAAACTTCCATATGTTCCATGGCAATCACTGTCGCTATCTAATGGTGGATTGATTCATATGGCATTTGGTGCTATTCTTGGTATTTCTGCCTATGGTAGAACACAAGAAAAAGTTGCAACTAGACAATACTAATAACTTGACTTTTCAGTAGAGCATAGTATAATACATTATTGGCGTTTGTGCGACATTTTGTCCGGAACGCATACAGGAGTATTTCATGGCTTTTTATACAAATGTATTTCAACGTGGTGACAAAATTTATGTTCGTGGATTCGATAAGGGAACACGAACAAAGGAAGTAGTGGCATATAAGCCGTATATGTTTATCCATAAGCCAGAGGGTAAGTATCGTACTCTTGATGGTAAGCCAGTTGCAAAGCTCGACTTTGATGGTATTAAGGACGCCAAGGATTTCATTGAGCGTTATTCCGATGTCTCCAATATGGAGATTTATGGACTCACAACTTTCCCCTACCTTTATATTTTTGATACATTTAAGGGCGACATCAATTATGATCCGTCGCAGGTTAGCATTGGCACAATTGATATTGAGTGTGCTGCTGACGAAGGATTTCCCGACATTCAAAAGGCAGATAAGCCTCTGACTGCGATTACTGTTCGTTGTCGGAAACGTAATTACGTATTTGGTTGTGGTGAGTTTTTCACTACCGATCCAAATACATATTATGTCAAGTGTAAAGATGAGTATGAGTTGATTCAGAAGTTTCTTCAGGCCTGGGAAGCTCTTGATCTTGATATTATCACCGGCTGGAATATTGAGTTTTTCGATATCCCATACTTGGTAAATCGTATTGTTAAACTGTTTAATGTTACAGAGGCCAAACGTCTTTCACCATGGCGTATTCTTGATGAAAAAACTATCGAGTTTCGTGGTAAAGAAAATCAGAGTTATGCACCTGCCGGCATCGCAGTTATGGATTACTACCAGCTTTATCGTAAATTCAGTTTCGGTAATCAGGAGAGTTATAAGCTCGACTATATCGCTCAAATTGAACTCGGCGAGAAAAAGTTAGATTATTCCGAGTATGGATCTTTGCTTGAGCTTTACCGTAATAATCATCAGAAGTTTATTGAATATAACATTCTCGATTGTGTTCTTGTTGAACGACTTGATGAGAAAATGAAGTTCATTGAACAGGTGATGGCTCTGGCATATGATGCCAAGGTAAATTATAACGATACCATGACTACGGTTCGTTCATGGGATGTCATTATCCATAATTATCTGCTCGAACAAAATATCGTAATTCCTCAGTTTAAAAGCTCGAAAGAGCAGTTTGAATTGGTCGGCGGTCATGTTAAGGAAGTTAAGCCAGGATTGAGTAAGTGGGTTGTTTCTTTTGACTTGAACTCGCTGTATCCTCATCTTATCATGCAATATAATATCAGCCCGGAAACACTTGTTGGTAGAACTCAGTTTCCAAGTATTGATTATTTGCTAGAAGGTCACTGGGAATATCGTGACAGTTCGGTAGCGTATGCTGCCAATGGTTGCACTTATCGGAAAGATAAGCAAGGGTTTCTCCCAGCTCTTATGGAAAAGCTCTATAATGATCGAGTTGTTTATAAGAAAAAGATGATCGAGGCAAAGCAGCGTTATGAACTTACCAAAAGCAAAGACGACGAAATGCTTATTGCACGATACCATAATATGCAAATGGCTCGTAAAATTCAATTGAACTCGGCTTACGGTGCACTCGGCAATAGGTATTTCCGTTGGTTCAATTTCAATAATGCCGAGGCGATTACTATGTCTGGTCAGCTTTCCATTCGTTGGATTGAAAAAAAAATGAATATCTTTATGAATAAGGTATGTAAAACAACTGATATTGATTATGTTATTGCGGCGGATACAGATTCGATTTATGTGACTTTTGAAAAGCTTATACCTGATGGTTCTAATGAACTCGACGCTGTCAATTTAATTGATAAGTTTTGTGAGAGTAAAATACAGCATTATATTAACAGCTGTTATGACGAGCTAGCAGGTATGATGAATGCATATCAACAGAAAATGCAAATGAAGCGTGAAACCATTGCCAATAAAGGTATTTGGAAAGCGAAGAAAATGTATATTCTTAATGCCTGGAACGTTGAAGGTGTGCAGTATGATAAGCCAAAGCTGAAGATTCAGGGTATCGAGGCAGTTCGTTCATCAACTCCGCATGTTTGTCGTGAAAAGATTAAACAGGCTCTGACTATTATTATGAATCAAAATGAAAGCGATCTTATCAAGTTTAACGAGAAATTTCGCGAAGAGTTTATGTCACTTCCTTTTGAAGATGTTGCTTTTCCCCGTGGTGTTAAAGGCATAAGTAAATATTCAGATAAAAATAGTATTTATGGTAAAGGAACTCCTATTCAGGTTCGTGGAGTTCTTCTATATAATCATTTGATCAAGCGTCATGGTATTGGTAACCTTGCACCAATTCAAGATGGCGATAAGATTAAGTTTGTTTATTTGAAAACACCTAATCCTATTAATGAAACTGTTATCGCCGCAATAGATACTCTACCAAAAGAATTTGGTTTAGATTCATATATCGATCGAGATACCCAGTTCAATAAGTCTTATCTTGAACCACTTCGTTCAATTGCGGATTGTATTGATTGGAAAATAGAACAACTAGCAACATTGGAGGATTTCTTTGGCTAAAGATAAAGAATATGATTTCGGATTTACTTTTGCAAATGAAGATGAATTGGTAACAGATACATCACGTGAAAAGTTAATTCAGCTTCGTGATATGATCATGCCACTTCTTAATAATTTAAAAAAAAATCCCGATAAAGAAATGATTAAGTGGCCCAATAGAATAACATCTATTGATGCTATGATCGCTAAAATTAACACTCTTGTAGAATAGGAAATAAAATGTCACTTAAGGAAAAGCTTATCAAGAACAGTACCATCGATTTGACAGCAAGCTTGCTTGACTCGAAAATTTTCACCAAGAAAGATATGATTCCCACATCTGTTCCAATGATTAACGTTGCTTTGTCCGGCTCTGTTGATGGTGGTATTACTCCTGGTCTTACTATGTTGGCCGGTCCATCAAAACACTTTAAGTCAGGTTTCTCGCTCCTGTTAGCAGCTGCCTTTCTAAAGAAGTATAAGGATGGTATTATCCTTTTCTATGACTCTGAGTTTGGTACTCCTCAGTCATACTTTACTACTTTCGGTATTGATCTTGAATCTGTTGTTCATACTCCTATTACTGACGTTGAAGAACTGAAGTTTGATATTATGACACAGTTGAAGAGCATTGATCGTGGTGACCATGTTATGATTTTGGTTGACTCGATTGGTAACTTGGCTTCGAAAAAAGAAATTGAAGATGCGCTGAATGAAAAGTCAGTTGCGGATATGACTCGTGCCAAGCAGCTTAAGTCTCTATTCCGTATGATTACACCTCATCTTTCGCTTAAAAACATTCCAATGGTTGCTATCAATCATACCTATATGGAAATTGGTATGTTCCCCAAAGCTATCGTCAGTGGTGGTACTGGTGCATATTATGGTGCTGATAATATCTGGATTATCGGTCGTCAGCAAGATAAGGATGGTACTGAAATTGCCGGATATCATTTCGTTATTAATGTTGAGAAGTCTCGTTTTGTTAAAGAAAAGTCAAAAATTCCGATTACGGTTTCATTTGATGGTGGTATTAATCGTTGGTCTGGTCTTCTGGATGTGGCGATTGAAGGTAACTACATTGTTAAGCCAAAGGTTGGTTGGTATGCTACGGTTGATAAGGAAACTGGTGAAGTACGTCAGCCAAGCAAGAGAGCCGCTGATATTGTGGACAATAAAGAGTTTTGGATGGATATGTTCAAAAACACTGATTTTGCCCAGTACATCGAAAGTAAGTACAAGATGGCGATGGGTCCTATAATGGATAATGACGATGAAGAATAAAGTAATCTCCACTTTCTACTCTGATGACCTACGAAAGCAAGTGGATATTGTTGAAATTGGCAATGGCGATATTTTCGCCCTTGACTACTACTATGATAAAGAGTATACTAATTCTAGAATATTGGCCGAGTGTTCAATAAAGGAAGCAGAACTGGCAGCACAAGAATATGTATTAGAAAAATCTATTTGATGAGGGAAATAGCATGGCAATCGAACGGACCATTTTTAGCAATTTATTATACAATGAAGATTATGGTCGTAAAGTTATTCCTTTTCTTAAGGAAGAATATTTCACGGATTATTGTGATAAAGTCGTTTTCGAACTCATCAGTGAATACGTAAAGAAATATAATGCATTCCCATCTAAGGAAGCTATGGCCATTGACCTAACTAACAAGAGTGGTTTGGGTGAGGAAAGTTTTCGAAATATTGCAGATACTATTTCTAAATTTGATCGCGATGAAGATACTAAAATCGAGTGGTTGCTTGATCAAACTGAAAAGTTTTGTCAGGAAAAAGCCGTTTATAATGCTATCATGTCATCAATTCAAATCCTTGATGATAAAACTGGTAAAACTTCCAAGGGTGGTATTCCTCAAATTTTGAGCGACGCTCTTGGTGTATCTTTTGATACACATATCGGCCATGACTTTCTTGAAGATGCCGAGGCTCGTTTTGAGTTTTATCATATGAAGGAATCACGTGTTCCTTTTGATATTGAATATATGAATAAGATCACACAGGGCGGCTTGCCTAAAAAGACATTGAATATCGCTCTTGCCGGTACTGGTGTTGGTAAGTCTCTCTTTATGTGTCACTGTGCTGCTGCTAATATGACAGCTGGTCTGAATGTTCTTTATATTACGCTAGAAATGGCCGAAGAAAAGATCGCAGAACGTATTGATGCTAATTTGCTGAATACTCCGGTACAAGAGCTTATCAGTATGCCCAAGGAAATGTATGATAATAAAGTTGCTCGTATCCGTAAAAAAACTACTGGTAAAATTATTATCAAGGAATATCCGACCACATGCGCTGGGTCGGCAAACTTTCGCCATCTTCTAAATGAGTTGAAGCTCAAGAAAAATTTCGTTCCGGACATCATATATATTGATTACCTGAACATTTGTATGTCATCGAGGTTAAAACATGGAACCGGAGTCAATTCTTATACCCTTGTCAAAACGATCGCAGAAGAACTACGAGGACTTGCAGTGGAGTTCAATGTTCCTGTCGTCTCTGCGACTCAAACAACTCGAAGCGGATATTCGAACAGCGACGTGGGACTGGAAGATACAGCAGAATCCTTTGGACTCCCGGCCACAGCTGATTTTATGTTTGCACTCGTCACGTCCGAAGAACTGGAAGAACTCAATCAAATTATGGTTAAGCAGCTCAAGAATCGCTATAATGATCCAGGGCTTCATCGTCGCTTTGTTGTTGGTGTGGATCGCAGCAAGATGCGGCTTTACGATGTAGAACAATCAGCACAGGATGAGCTTATGGACGACAAGCCTGTGATGGATAAGGGAAAGTTCATGTCCGAAGATATGGAACGTAATATGCCCCGTAAGAAGTTTGATAAAGGAAAGTTTGAGGGCTTCAAGTGAAAATAGTTGTTGACTTTTGTTATCAACTGGGGTATAATATGTTTTTGGATAGGAGCTTTTGATGAAGCGTGAAATTGATAACGAGACGCTAATGGTTCATCTTCAAAATTATATGTGTCAAGATCACATTCGACTCGTTGACAATCAACTGGGAGAAAGCTTGATTAATCCTACTTATTTGTTTAAACTTTGTATGAATGTTATTGAACTACAAACCCAAGAACTAACTATTCTTCGTGATCAAAATCGAGATTATCAAAATGAATTGCGTTTTGTTGGACGTCGTTTGGAGGCTTTATGAATTATAAAATTGTCGAAAAAGATAAGAAGTTTTTGGTCATTGAAACTAAAACTGATCAGATCATTGATCAGTATAACACTCGTCAAGAGGCAAAAGAACGGCTACGGTTTCTAAATTTAGGTGGCGCTTTTGATGGATTTTCTCCATCTTTTATTCTAAAAAAGAATTTTTTATACTGAAAAAGTTGAACAGCTGACTAAATAATATATACGATTAAAATATGTATTGCGCACAGTCGCAAGAGGCACGAGTCCAGGAGACACGGAATAGTTGGGAGCAAATGGTGGGGTTCCACCCAACCATATTTTATCGTTACAGGCGGGTCCGAAAGGGCTCGCCTTTTTTTATGGTTTAAGTTTAGATAAATACTTAAAATTATTCGGAGATTTTTCATGCTATCATTCAATACTTTCTGTATCATAAATTATATCCCATCAAGTTATGGCGACATAACAGAAGAATTGAATGATGCACAAAAAGCTGCTGTTGATAAATGGACAAAAACAAATCGTGCACAAGAAATATCAAGTCATGTAATTCCCCCAGGACAAGATAGAATTTCAATACCATTGGGCGGTGGCGAAGCTGATACAGCAGTTCCACACCCAGATGTTCAACAACATCTTGAAAATAATGGATATAAGATATCTGATTATAAAGCAGGACTTGTACAGGATCCGAAATACCCAAATAGATCTTTAAAAATTGGTGGTGTACTTCAGAAAACTGGTGCATCTCCAAATCTTATGAAAACATATCAAAACGATCCTGCCAGAAGCGCATCTAGAGTTGGTAGCGGTGGTTTGCATGTAGTTATTTCACGTCATCCACATGATGTTGCTGGTATGTCAACAAATCAAGGTTGGAGATCATGCATGGCTTTGGATCCAAGAGGTAGAGTAGGAAACGGTAATGATGGCTTTGATACTTTGGATAATGCTGGTCAATTTAGTCATTATCTTAAAGCTGATGTTCAGCATGGAACTCATGTTGCATACCTTGCTCATGCTGATGATCCAGAGGCTAAAAATCCAATAGCAAGAATTGCTCTTAAACCATTCGAACCTGAAGATAAAACAAAATCAACTATTTTAAGCCCCGAAGAAAAAATATATGGTACTTCGGATAATATATTTGGAGATACAGTTAGAAAATGGGCTGCAACTAATTTTCCTCCAGACCCAAATACTGTATACAATAAAAATCCAAAATTATATGATGATGATAAAAGAAGTAGTATCGCATCATCACCTGACCCATTGTTAAATTCTAAAAATTCAATAACTAGAGCAAAAGCTTTTGATCCAAATCAAGAGGGTGTTACCGCAAATCATATATCAAGAGGTCTTAAAGATAAAGATAGAAAGGTCAGATTGGCTGCTATTACACATGCTAATGCGAATCAAGAACATATTGCCACAGCTTTAAAAGATGATGATGGTGGCGTTGTCACAGCCGCAATACAACATCGTAATGCATCTGCAGAGCAAGTTAATTTTATTGTGGATCATCCAAATCCACAAGCTAAATTGGCTGTGGCTAAAAATCCTAATTTAACTTCAGATCAAATTAGTAGATTATTAAAAGATAAAACTAAAGGTGATTACGGTGATTTAATTGTGGCACAGGCAGCAGCTGAACATCCGAATTTAAATTCGGATCATATCAGTTATATATTAAAAACAAAAAATTCAAAACTTAAACATATTGCTCTGCAACATCGTAATGTTTCGGAAGATAATATTAAAGAAGCGTTGCAAGATACAGATTATGTTACTAGAGCTACCGCCATACAACATCGTAAAGTTACGACAGAACAAATTCATAATGCATTAGATGATAAAAATTCAGACGTTCGATATAACGCAGTTGCGAATAGAAATGCCTCTTCTGATAATATACATAAAGCATTAGACGATAAAAATAAAGACGTTAGATTAGCTGCTATTATGAATGAAAACGCTTCTTCTGACAATATCTATAAAGCATTAAATGATAAAAATGCAGAAGTTCGTAGAGAAGCTATGGTACATCCTAATGCAACAGCAGAGCATATCGAATATGCTCTTAATAAAAATAAAAATGATATCAATTCTGAAGGTAGATTGAGCAAAATAGGTTTCAGAGGCGCTTATGTTCCATTAGAACATTATAAGGCTAAAGATATTACCGCTGCTATGGGTAATAACCCATCAACACAATTGGCCAGAGTATTATTGAATCATCCAGAGGCAAATGCCACTCATCATCAAATAGCATTAACTCATCCGGATATGGAAATTCGTAGACTAGCAATGAAAAAATTAGGGAAGTAACATGATCTCATTTAAATCTTTTGATTTTAATATAGTCGAAAGTGTCGCATCTAATGATAGTCGACATTATTTCGATCTTGATGATACATTGTTCCATCATGATAACTCTAAGTTAAGAGTTCACGTTCATGATCAGAGTAATAGAAGAGTTCGAACTTTAACCAGTTCTGAGTTCAATAGACATCAGTTACCACCTGGTCATGCTTATGATTTCAGTGAGTTCAGATCATCAAGGATATTTGGTGAGTCATCAAAACCAATTCGCAAAATGATTGCCAAATTAAAAGGCATACATAAGAACGGTGGTAAAGCTGAAATTTTAACGGCTCGTTCCGACTTTGATGATAAAGATGCGTTTGCTCATCATATGAAAAAATATGGTATTGATCCAGGTCAAATTCATGTTCGTCGTGCTGGTAATATGGTTGGTATGAGATCACCACAAGCCAAGGCTGCTATCGTCAGTCAGGCGATTCAGGAAAATGGTTTAAAGAAAGTGCACCTTTATGACGATCATCCTGATAATTTAAACGAGTTCCTCAAATTGAAAAGTAAACACCCTGACGTTGAATTTCATGCACATCATGTTGAACATGATCCGGAAACTGGTAACGTCAATATAACAACAACATCAGTAATTCCGAAGGATAAAAAATAATGTTTAAATTTGCTGAATATTTGATAGAAGCTGCTAAAAAAGTAAAAAAACAAGGCGATTTTAAACCAGGAGATGCAGCTGGTAAATTATTTGAACTTTTAAAAGGTCGCGAACATAATGGTGGCAAATTTCCTGATTCGTATAGAGTGGAAGGAAAAACGCCAGAAAATATTCATGACAAAACTGCTAAAATTCTTTTTGGCGATCAATACAAAGACCACCCAGTATACAAAAATATGGTTGATGCAGCTAAAACATCTTCAGAAATGACAGAAAGATGGGTTGCTGGTAGACATCAACATGATAGAACAAAAGGCTTTAATCGTTTTGTATGGACATCACAGCCATCTGATCCTGAAAAATTTCTAGGAAGTAAACCAGAAAAACCTGTTGGTGATAATATGGCTGAATTATCCCATGGCGGTAATCATGCTTTTTCTGAAAAAGTTACAGATATTGGTAGCCATATTAATTATGCTAATCCAGGCGTTCAAAATTTTGAAAGAATGACTGGTAGAAAATTATCTCAACATAATGAACCATACGCAAAAGTTCTTACAAAACATGGAATTCGCGGCGCTGCAGGAACAGATTTCCTTAAAAAAATTATTCCAGGCAGAAGACAAACAGATTATGTTAATACACCTAAAGAACAAAAAATAGCCGATGAAATAAATGCAGCATATAACGAACGTAATAAAAGTTACGGGCGAGATATGAGAGATGCATTTAGCGATATGGCAGAAAAAGATAAAAAAGATGGTGGTACAAGATTAAGAGATGCTATTTTTAATGCTGTTACACCTTCTCGAGAAACGCCAACAACAGTTACTCATACAGAATTAAATTCTGATGGCACTCACCACAGAACACGTGTTTATGATTTACACGAACATATTAACCAATATCTTGATCAATTTCATGGATTACACATTCAACCAAATGAAAAAGATCCAGCTAGTGTAACAATTCATGGTATTCATAAAAAAACTGGCGAAGTAATGCCTATCTCTAGAATGGCAGTATATAGTTCTGATAAAAGTCAAATTTCTCCACGTGGATCAATGACACTTCCTAGTGAAAATCATAAAAATGTACAGTATCTTAATGAATTAGATACTTCTGGTAAACACGGAAATTCTATGGATCAATATTCTTTAAATTCTTCTGCACAAAGACCTACTGCTAGAGTTAGGGTTTCGCAAAAAGATTTTCCTGATAAACCTAAACCAACAAAACCAAAACGTGCAGCGAAACCAAAGGTAGCGGCTGCACCTAAACCAACAAAACCAAAACGAGTAAAACCTTTTAAAGAAGTTATAGCACCAGCACCAGTTGTTCGGCCACAAAGAAGACAACGTGTAAGAACTCCTATATCTAGTGCACCAGTTGCTGCAGCTCCATCAACACAGTCATTGTTAAATAGACCTAGACCCGGAGTAAAAAAACTATTAACTCAAAGTTCTGCTGCAGGGTATCATGTTGGTCAAATTGGCAATAAATCGGTCGAGGAAAAAGTATAATGTTTAATTTTAAAAGTTTTCTTACAGAAGATGCATCTGATCCAGGAACTAAACTTGGACATATTACACATGCGCATAGATCGATGTTTGTTTTTGCTAAACCAAGAAAAAACAAAACAACTGGTGAAATTTTACCACCTACCGATGAAGAAAAATCAACGGGCGGTGATGCAGGTATTGCTATGACCGATAAAATGCTTAGATATGCCCATAATCATCTTCGTGGTGCGGCTGTACCAAATAATGTTACTGTTACTGAAAAAATGGAGGGGTCGCCTTCATTCCTTATAAGAAAACATAGGGGCGTAACTAGCGTTGGTTATAAGGGCGCTGTGGGAAAAGACGGAAAAATATCAGAAGACAAAATGGCGTCAACACATGAAGATATTGATAGACTTTTTGGTCACGCTCCTGGTCTTGCTGATAAAATGCATAGACTACTTGATCATGGCGGTAAAATATTACCAGATAGTCCGAAAATTTTCTCCGGAGATTATATGGGCGATCCTAGCGAACTTCATAGCGACGCCCATCAGCATTCAATACTTCCGAATGCAATAGCATATCATTTTGGTAAAGATACACCAGAAGGTATTAAAGCAAAAAATGCAAAAATTATCATTGCTTTACATAGCCAGTATACACCAAAATCTGGTGCAGAACCTATTGATAAAAAAACTAGAGATTCATTTGTAGATCATCCAGATGTCCATAATATGGATCCAACTGTGAATGTTAATCCTCAAAATTATACACCTGAAGAACAAGCTGAATATGCATTGCATATGAAAAACGCTGCAAAAACATATTCTAAAATAAAAGAAGATAGTAAAGATTCGCCAGGAAATGGGTTTAACGATGTTATGCGTCGTCATGGTGAAAATATAGAATCTTATATGTCTCATACTATTAGAAACGATCTTACTCCTTCTGTACAAGGATATATTGATCATTTAAATTCAAAATCAGCTGCAAGATTAGCAAAACCATTATCCGACAAAGTTAAAAACAACGAGTCTAGAAAACATGCAGATAATGTAGCTGATGTTATTGCCAATCAACACCATATTAAAAACTCTTTCGATTTAATGAATCATTTTAAAAATGCACAAGAAGTGCTTAGAAAAGTTGCGGCTAAAAATTCACCATTTAGCACAAGTATTAATGGCGAAGCATCAGAAGGAGAAGGTTTAGTTGTTACTCTTCACCATCCAGATGGCACAACAAGTTATAATAAAGCAGCAAATCCTTGGTTTACCAAATATAATTTAACTGGTGGCGGTGCAGTTGCACAAAGACAAGCTTCTGCCAAATTAACAGCTCCAGCTTCAGAGGCTCCATCACCCACACCTGCACTAGCAGCGCCAATTAAAGAAGATGTTGAAAAACCTGGTTCTCATGGTGTTATAATTGGTGGATTTTCTCCATATACAATAGCGCATCATAGCGTAGTTAATACTATGCAAAATGCAGGCCATGATTCTAATAATGTTTTCGTAACAAAATCAACAGGCCGTCCAATACCAATTGAAAATAAAATTGATGATATAAAAAATGCTGCTGGCCCTAATGTGAATGTAAGTCCAACAGTAACACCATTTCATGCGCTTCGTGATATGTGGAATTCCGGTAAAAGAGGATCTGTTACAATTTATGGTGGTTCAGATCGTAAAACTATGGCGGATCGACTTAGAGATTATAAAGATGTGGAAGGTGAACATGGATTTAATGTGCATTTTCATCAAGTTGGTGGGGAAAGAAAATCTGGCGCACAGGGAATGGACGGTGTTTCTGGAACAGCAGCACGTGCTGCAAAATCACCAGAAGAACTTAAAAAAGTTTTACCACCAGCTAATTACGACCGTGCCGAAAGGATATTTAATGACATTAATACTCCACAAGAAGTTAAACCAAAAAAAGCTAAAGCTCGTGCAATAAAAGAAGCGTGGACATCTTTTCGTTCATTTAGATAATTTAACCAAAAACAAAGAAACCTAAATAACCTTGTTAGTGCAGTAAGGCTATGGCAGACCTGCAGATTGTTTTTGGATAAGCCTAAAGGGAAACTCCAATGGTAAAAAAATTTAAAACATTCGAACCACAGTCAGTAGTTGCTGAACACTTTGCAGGCTCTGACATAAGTCTCACTAACGAGCAAAAGCTATCGCTTTATAAAAAATCTCAAAAATCAGGTATCTCGACCGATATTCTTGAAGAAGTATATCGTCGTGGTTATTCAATCTGGAAATCCACATTCAGTGAGACTCCGGAACAATTTGCATTTGAACGTGTTAATTCTTTTATTGCCGGAGGTTTTGCTACTATGCTTGATGAAGATCTAATATCCGAAGTTGCTAAAAAGTTTCAAAATCCAACTGGTGGGTTAAACCAAGCTGGTCGTAATTACTTTAATAAAAAATATGGCAGTAATTTAAAAAAACCAGTTACCAAACCTCCATCAGAAATAACACCTGGATCAGAAGCTGAAGGTCGCCGAAATTCATTTTGTGCACGTATGAGTAAAGTTGAAGGGCCAAAATATAAACCGAATGGCAAACCGACTCGTAAAACATTATCATTACGTAAGTGGAATTGTCACAAAGAAGAAGCTGAACTTCAAGAAAAAACATGTAACTGCTGGGATGGATACAAGCGTGTCCCGGGTACTAAACCATGTGCTCCAGGTTCATGTGCCAGACCTTCGGCTATTAATAAAAAATCTAATGGGTTAGATGAAGTATATTCTGACAAATATATGGAACAAGGTAGAACTTTCTTAAAATTAAAACGAGCCAAAGCAAAAGCGGCAAAAAACCCTCAGGATAAAATTACCAGAGATACAAGCGACGAACTCGTTAAACAATTTCTTGCAAAAGGTGGTAAAATAAACACCATTAAAGAGTCCGAAGATGGCAAATCAAAAATCGGAAAAACGCCAGGACACATGGTATCTATGGAGCAGCCATGGAATCCTGAAGATCCAAATGCAGGACATAGAAAAACTTTCCATAAAAAAATGGAAAAAGAGAAAAAAGAACGTGAAAAGATGCAAGAGCGTTATGAAGGCGCAGAGAAAACTTCAAAAGATTTTAGGAAGCCAAACAGTCGTTTTGTTGGAAGCGACGAATTAACAAAGGTTTATAAAAAAATGACACCAAAAGAATCAACATTAACGACAATTAAAAGAGTTATTGCTGAAGGTAGAAAAGATGTTATAAGATTGCAGACATCTCTTGGTATGAGCCCCAAACAACGAGATGGTATAATTGGTCCTATAACTAGAAAAGCTATGGCCGATAGACCAGATCTTTCTCAAAATATGAACAAGCCAGCTGATGAACCTTCTACACCGAAAGCATCTGAGCCAGTAGCTTCAAAAAATGATACGAAACCATCTGAAACAAAGGCACCAACACCAGAGCCTACACCTACATCATCTAAGCCAAAAACACCAGAGATGCTAGTTAAGCCAGATAGCAGAAATCGTTCGGATGCAGATAATCTACAGCGTGGTATAGAAAGACAACAGTCGGCCGTTCATAAAGATGCCGTTGGTCGTCTTATGAAAAATACTGACGATCCCATAATGCGCAAATACATGTCAGCTGGTAAACACGATGACGACGAAGGTCGTAGTAGCAATGATATTATGCTTGGCAGTAGACATGATGGTGGTGCTGGACTCGACGATAAAGCAAAAGTAAAAGATGTAGTATCAAATCCAACTGGTGGTGCTAATCTTCGTGCCAACAATCCATTTGCAGATTCGCAGGAAAATGAATCAGGTAAAAAGAAAAGATAAAATTACGAATAAATATTAAAAAGGATATTAAAATGTTTACATGGTTTAAAAATTTATTCAAATCAAAAGTACAAGTTACCGAAGAAAAAGTAACAGTTAATAACGAATCTGAATCTATAGCAGTTATTGCCAATATTAATCCAATGATTGCTGCGACTTCTTTCGCTATAATGTCAAATGAAGAAAAAAACACCGAACGTCGTATTGCCACTGAAAAATTGGTCGCTAAAAAGGTAGCGAAAAAAAAGTCAGCTGGTAAAAGACCATATGTTAAGAAAGTAAAGTAACATGAAAGAACTCGTTGATGCTCTGAAAGTTGTTCTTGCGGACACTTTCGCATTATATCTGAAAGCTCATTATTTCCATTGGAATATTGAGGGTTCGAACTTTGTTCAGTATCACGGGTTTCTTGATGGTCTTTATAATGAAGTTTGGGGAGCCGTTGATGCTGTTGCAGAACATATTCGCACACTCGATGCATATGCTCCAGGTTCATTTACTAGATTTAAAGAGTTAACAACTATTACTGATGAACTTGCTATTCCATCTGCGATTGCAATGTTAACTAAGCTTGAAGCTGATAATCAGAAAGTGATTGATTCATTAACGAAAGCGTACAAATTAGCCGAATCAGCTAATAAATGTGGCCTCAGTAACTTTCTTCAGGATCGTATCGATACTCACGAGAAACATTCTTGGATGCTTCGTTCAATCGTAAAGGCGTAAAAGATGTCAGACAATTACTTAAGCTTAGAGCACAAAATCAGATTGGTTAAAGAAGCTTCGCAGGAAAATAGCACGCTTCGACAAGTTGCTCATACTTTAGCTGGTAGAAAAGAGCCACCTAAAGACTTTAGTGTTACTAGCAGTAACAATAAACTTAATAGACCTGCACCTTTAGGTACAGAACGTAGAGCTGCTGATGAAGATGATAAACAAAATATTAGAGGTGTTATTAAATCTTTAACAGGTACAGATAATAATGGACCTGAAGCTGAAGGCGGTGGTAATGTTAAAAAAAGAATTTCTTTAGAACATGCCATCAGAACAGTTCATGAAGGTCTTCTTCATAAGGGCGATAAGTTTGCCCCAAAAGGTGACACTGCAATATTTCGTTCGGGTCCTACCGGTAAAGGCTCTGATGTTGGTGATGATCGTGTAAGTAATCTTGATGTCAACAAAATTTCAGCTGCTGCCAGAAATAAAGTTTTATCAAAAAACGATGATGTTGTCGAAGGAATGTCTGATATGGGTAATGTTTCTGCCCAGCAGAATGTTTCTTATTCAGAGGGTGGTAAAAAAAAGAAACAACTCGAAACTGAGGGTGGTGCACTAGGTGCACTAGATACTGGTGCTAGGTTATTAATACCGGGATATGATGCTTATCAAGAATTGAAAGCTGGTAATTTTGGTAGAGCAGCACTATCAGCAGGTATTGATCTGGGCGCTGCTGCCCTCACGCCAATTACTGGTGGTGCATCATGGTTAGGTAGAACTGCCCTCAAAGGAGGTGTAAGAGCTGGTGAACATATTGCTGTATCTGGTGCTGGAAAAGCAGCTGTTAAAGGCGCTGAACAAACTACAGCAAAATCAGCAATAAACCCTAGTAGAATTGCCGATGCTGCTGATCTTGCTGTTTCTGGTTCCAATTTATCTACTGGATCTTCTGGATCTTCTGCTATTCCGGGTGCATTAACTGGTGTCAGTAGTGCATCACTTGCACCACAACCTACGCCTAGAAAATCAACTTCATCAACGAGATCACGTAAATTATCACCTAATCCTAAACCTTTAGTAAAAGAAGATTCAACTGTTCCTAATGAAGGTAATGCACCGTCAGTGGCATCTCTTTCGGCGGCAGGTGCACCACAAGAAGAGAGCGGAAAGAAAAAGAAATTGAAGGAAGAATCAGGTACAGCTGATCGTCGCACAATTGAAAATGTTGCTCGTCCAAACTCAGCGAATTCACCATTCGATAGAAAATCAAAACTCGCTAAAAATTCTGAAATTAAACAGAAAGTTATTGACGAGAATGTCAGAAGATTGTCAACTGTAAGAGAAGCTATCGAATATAAAAAACAGCAAGATATCGAAGAGGGTATCGGTGATATTCTTAAGGGTGTTGGAAATGTGGCAAGCAATGTAGTTTCAAAACTTGGTTCTGGTCTTAGATCAGTTGCATCAAACGTAGTTGCCAAAGCCAACAAAGTAAGATTACCAAAAGTAGCTATAGAAACTCCTTCAGCTGCTCCTGTCGAACCTGATGCTTTTTCAGCAAAAGAAATTAATAAAGATATTCAATCGCCTGGTGCGCAATTGGTAAAAGGATTTGCTCTTGGTGTAACTGGTCAGGCATATTCGCCTTGGACTAGAAATAGTAACACTAAAGATCCTAAAGATCCTAAAGATCCCAATGATCCAAAAAAGTCAAAACCCCCAGTAAATACAACAGATATGCAAGGCGTTGTAAAACCAACATCATTTGCTCCTGGTAAAAAACCGATGAGCGAAGGTGCACCGGAAAACACAATTCATACTATTAGAAAAAACACTATTATGGGTGCTGTTGCTGATAAAAAACGGGCCAGTAAAGAAACACCAGTAGAATTCAATCCACCCATGAAAAAACCAGATCCTAACAGTACAGCATCTTAAGGAAACAAAAATGTCAGATAAAAAAACAATCGTAGACGCTCTTTTCGAAGTACAGCGTCGTATTAATGAACAGCGTATGAAAAATTCAATGAGAAACGTTAATGCTGTTAATGAAGAAGGACTTTTGGGCGACCCAGAAAAATTTAATACAAGAAGAGATGCTGCTATAAAAGCGAAAAGAGAACAAGCTGCAGCAGCGGTTCCAACAGCCGCCAAAGCGGCTGAACTTCGTACACCACCGGTTGCACCAGCAACAGAAAAAGCCGCCCGAACTGATTTAAAACCTCTTTTTGATAGAGCGGCTGGTGCTCGGGCGGCTTCGGCCATGGGCGTCTTCAGGCCGGATGCAGCAACAGCTGCTGCACCACCAGAAAAAGCCGCCAGAACTGATTTAAGACCACTTGTCGATAGAGCGTATGGTGCGCGTCGAGCTCGTCCTGATGCGGCTACACTTCTTGATCGTCAACAGAGTAGAGATGTTGAAACGATGCGAAACTCTGATGACCCTACTCTTGGCTCTCGCATGAACGTACCAGAACCCCCTAGAGCAAATTTGGGAGCTAGGATTGCTGATCCAAACTCTGCAACACCAGAAAAACCATCAGCGCCAGCAGCTTCTCAAAAACCAATAGCACCAAGAACATCTGAAATATCTGCATCACAACAGGCAGGAGTTCCTGATGCTCGTATTCGAACACAAAATATAGCACCAAGAACATCTGAAATATCTGCATCACAACAGGCAGGAGTT